AACCTTCACACGCCACTTATTACCAGCAGACAAAGGCGCACTAAAATCTACACTCTCATTAAGCGCAACAGTCATTCAAACTCCATCCAAATATCCTATATGTTATGATACCACATTTACAAAATCCTACAACTGCGGATCATTACTCATATCACGCAAATCATTCGAATTATCTTGCATAGAACCCACAGCACCAGAATTACCCTGCGAAGGAACAACACTAGGACCAGAATCCATGCCATCCATCACAGGCGGCTCAGTGTGCATAGACATAACATCCAACTCATCCAAAACAGCCTCACGATACTCATCAGCCCAAATCGCATTCGACTCCTTAGCCAAAGCCAAAGACTGCAACTGACGGAACGAAGACTCATTCTCCATCTTCGGCCACTTAATAGTCGCCTTACGCTCACCAAAAAACTTCAACACACGCATCAAATAAATTTCCCACAACTTTTGACGAGCCTGCATCGCCTTAGTAGTCGGCACATCCAAAGTCTGTGCAACACCATAAGCACCAGAAGTACCAGGATCCGACAACAAAGCCACAACCGACAACTCCAAAGCAGAAGCCACCATCGCAGCCAAAGGCTTACCATTACCCAAATCAACACTATTCGAAGTACGCGGCAAAGCCGACAACTCCATATCAGCACCCATAATAGCCATCGAACCAGCCTGAGAAGGAGTAGCAATAGTCGCAGCAGCAGCCTGAGCGCCACTCTTAGTCTTCGCCTTCAACTGCCAAGCAAACATCGACAAAGCCTTCAAAATACGCGACCCATCCTTCAAATACTCATTATAAGCATTCGCCCAAGGAAAAGCCGACAAACAATCAGGAACACCCCAAACCGTACCAACACGCTTATTAACAATAAACGGAAACATAGTCTTAGAAAAATCGACAGGCTGATTCTGAATCGAACGAACCAACATCGGATTCTCATACATATCCACAGGATACCAAACATGCATCGCCTTCGACGTGCCATCCAACTCAACACGAGACCAAGACCTACGAATAAACCTCAAAGACTCAGAATCATCAGGATCAGTCACCCAACCAGTGATCTCCTTAAAAGGAATACGCTGCAAACGCTTCGAACTGTTATCACCCAAAATGAAAAACTGGCCAGAAGTAAAATTAGCACGCTCATTAATAACCATCGCCTCATTCGAAAACAAAGCCGCCTGATTATAAGCATCATCAATCAAAGACTGAACCCGACGCGAAGAAACATTCTGAACCTGCACACCACGCCCAAACACATACGACGTGCGCAAACCCAAACCACGCTTCAACAAAGGATTACCATCAGTCTTCTCCGACAACTTAGCCGAAACCGAATGCAACTCCTCCAAAGTAAACGCATCAGGCAACGCGCCACCCATACCCAACAGAGACCAACCCTCATCCTCAATACTCAACAAAGAACGAGACATATCAGCATAAGACTCAGCCAAACGATCCTGCTGCTCAAAATCATCAAAATTATTCACAAAAACTCCTAAAATACGTTAAAACCATTCTACCACGACCAAGAACCATAAAAAGGAAACGCCCCATCAACATCATCCACATCAACCCACAACTTATCACCAGGCTTCGCATCACCAAAACGCGAACCCAACAAACGAGACATATCCAAAACAGCATACATCGCAGCATCCAAACGGTCAGGAGACTTCATCCCACGAGCACGCATATCATCCTTAGACTCAATCTGAATAGAACCCTTAGCCGAAAACTTATACTTAATCGCCATCATCTCATCCAACAAATCCTTATCATACAAATCCAAATCCAACTTACCCAACACCATCGCCTCCCTAAAAGAATCATAACCAGCAGCACGAGCATTCAACCAACGAGTATTATCAGGAGAAGCAGCAGCACCCACAACAGAAATCACCACATACTTACCCTCACACATCGCCGCCAACATATCCACAATCGGCGCACCCAAACCAGTACCATCCACACGAACCTCAACAGCCGACAAACCAACCGCCAACTCATGAATCCTATTCGCAGACTCCACAGCATTAGCCTTCGACCAAGTAGCAACATGCCTCAAACGACCACCACGATTCGAATAAACAACCGAATCATCCCCACCAAAACGAGCCACATCCACACCCAAAACAACAGGCACAGCCAAATCCTCAACAATATCACAATCCACAGCAGAATCAATCGCCTGCTGACTAAAAAACGTAGTATCATCCTCATCAGGAAACTCAGCCAAAATCTTAGACTTATAACGAGCCGAATCCACACCCCAAGCAACCGCCTGCCTCTCAACCCAAGAAGGCTGAATAAGTAAAGGCTTCAAATCATCAGGAACAAACTCACCAGTAAAATTCGGCGTATCAAACGCAGAAATCTTAATCTTATTCCAAGTATCATCCTCACGAAAAATCCGATGAAACTCCGTACCACGACGATCAGGATTCCCAATCGCCAAAACACGCGAATCAGCAGTAGTCGTAACAGCCTCAGCAGCAGTATACAAATCAACAGGAATACCACCAGCCTCATCCAACACCACAAAAACAAAACGACGGTGAATACCCTGAAACGCAGAAACAATATCAGTATCAGCAGGACGACGACCAAACCCAATCAACGTACCATACTCATCATCCAACTTCCACTCCTCAGACTGATTAATATGCCCAGGCAAACTAAACCCACGCACAGCAGCAGCCTTATGATTATCCTTCAACTCACGAAACAACACACGAGCAATCTGAGGATAAGTAGGAGCAGACGCAATCAACGCCACCTCATACGGATCATGCACAGCAATCCACCACGCACCCAAAATACCAGCCACAGCAGACTTACCAGCACCATTACACGACACAACAGCAGTATGCGTATAATCAACCAAAGAACGACCAATCTCAGCCTGCTTAGACCACAACGTCTTACCCAAAACATCAGAAGCCCACGCCACAGGATCAGTCAAATAAACCGAATTCCTAGAACGCTTACGCAAATCAGCAATAACACCATCAATAACATTATCAATCATTCAACAACTCAGCCTTCGCCCTAAACAAACCCTCAGCCACCAACTCATCCAACTCATCAGCAGACACCATCGGAAAACGCTCCTTCAACTCCCCCTTCGCAAAACCCAAAGCAGCATCCATAGCCCTCAACAAAACACCCTGCTGAAACTCAGACAAACGCAAAACCTCAACATCCAACTCCACACGCTGAGAATCCAAACGACGACCAATCAACTCCAAAGTCTTCAACAACAAACGAGCCGAATCAGGATCCCTCAAACGCAAAGCAGCATCAGACAAAGACTCCTTCAACTCCATCAACTCAAACAACAACAACTGACGCTGCTCAACCTCAGACCAAACATCACGACGCGCCAACAAACCCTTAACATGCGCCAAAGCCTGAGCCGCAGGAATACCAGTCTTCCGCTCCATCTCCTCACCAGACTTACCAGAAGCAGCCAAACTAATCAAAGTCTCATCCAACAAAGACAACTCACCACTCACAGACCAGTCACCCTCCTCAAACCATCCACCTTAACCTCCAACTCCTTAACAGCAACAAAAACCAAATACACCATATCAGCAACCTCCTTCAAAGAAGGCTCCTTAACCTCATCCTCAACAACAGGCTCATCATCACTAATCGACCTAGACACCCAAAAACCTCCAAAAAATACACGAAAAATTTTTTTCAACAACACACCAATAATAACACAAAAAACCTAAAAACCTTTAAAAAACGCATACGTAGGGAGAGAGCAGGTACGGATGTTGTGTGTGTGAATAAAATGATTTCTTTGGGTGGGCCGTCTTGGGCAAAAAAAAGCCCCGAGCTTTTGGGCCCGGGGACTTTTGTTTAGGTTACTTGAAGGTAACGATTTGGTTTTGTTTTGTGCCTGGCATGTCGCGTCGTTCTTGGACGCTGATGGTGGCGGTTACTACGCGTCCTGCTAGGTCGTCGAATTTCTGAACTAGGTCTGCGTTTGTGATGCCGAGTGCTCGCACTAGGCTAACTCGTGACATTTGAACGAACTGTGCTGCACCTTTTGGTGACTGGTCGGTTACTGCGAACAGTGGAATCAGTTTGTAGATGCGTCGGTTGGTTTCTGTCTTGAATTGAAAGTTCAATCCTGGTTCGCCTGCGAACTTTGATGTTGCGCCGAACTGTTTGAATTCGATGCTTACGATTTCGAGTTTGTAGTCGCCAGCTGGTAGTGGCTCGTAGCTTGATGCTACTAGTGCTGAGTCGTCTGGTACTACGATGTTGATGTTTGACATTACTTTTCTCCTTGTTTGGTTTGGGGTCCGAGCAGGCTTTCACTCTTTCCATAAGATACTTCGAAGAGACAGCCGCGAAGGACCCCTGTTTTGTTTTTTGTGGAAGTTTTACAGCTTTGCTGCTTTTAGTATTACAGCGATTCCTAGCCCTAAAGTTGCCAGGATTGCTACACTGTAGAACCCTACCATGATTAGTTGGTAGTGGTTGTAGGTTGGGCCGCCCCATTGTAACTGTTGGGTTACGATGATGTCGGCGTTGAGGGCTAGGTCGTCTTGGATGCTTCGAGCTAGCCACCATGATACTGCTGCGATTGCTACGAGTGCGGTTTTCATGCCGTCCTTCTTTCTTCGTATTTGATTGTCCACCAACGTAGATGTCCGTTGACTTCGTGTATTTCCACTTTGTTGCGTTGTGTTTGTATGTCTTGGATTATTTCTTCGTTTGACTCTCCGTCTGCTTCTTCGACTGGTTCCCAGTTGTAGTAGCATGAGTGGTCTTTGATTACGAGGTCAAAGCTGACATCGTGTTCTCTTGCGATACGGTTAGCGTCAACTGCCCTTGGGGCGATGATGCTGATGTAGGTTGGCATGTTGTTCACTGTTCTTAGTGATTGGAATTGCCATAGTTTGAGTTGTGTCATTTTTCGATGTACTCTTTCCATAGTGTTTCGTCTAGCCCCCAGAAGTCCCAAGGGTTTAGTTTTTCGTATTCCCACATCATTGCGTTGCTGTATGCTAGGAATCTTTTTGTTGTGTTGCGTTGACCTGTGATGCGGATGGTTTTGGGACCCCATTCTGATTCGCGTAGGTCCCAAACGTGTACGACTCGTGTCTTGTAAGTGACTTGTCGTTTGTGTACGTATTCTTTCTTTCTGCGCATGATGACATAATCGCCTACGCGTATGTCTTCTGCTTTTATTAGCGCACCCATGTTATCCTCTCAATTGGTGTCCAATATTTGCGGCTTGCGCTCGCAAAGATTAATGCTCGTGATCCGTCGTGCGTGAATTGCACGATTCTGAAGATGGTTCCGTATGGTCCATCATTTATGAACTTCACCCAGTCTCCGATGTCGATGGGCTGTCCAAGTGCATCCTTGTGTGGACTTGGCATTGCTTCTCCTTTTGTTGGGGGCGAGCAGGCTTACCCACCCTTCGAAAGTTACCTGAGAGAGACAGCCGCGAGCCCCCTTGCGCCACCTGTACTTTCCCTGCATTCTGCGGTAGGGGCTTTTGTGGAAAATTTTAGGGTCTTTTTTGTGTCTTGTTAGGGGCGGTGTTGGGTAAAAAAAGTGGGCGGTTTTTACGCGCCCACTTGTTTTTATTGTTCGAAGGGTGTTAGGTCGTCGCCGTCTAGGATGGCTATGACGTATTTGATTCGTTGCGCGTCTGGGAGTATTGATATGATTTCCCATTGCGCGTCGGTTAGCAGTCTGTCGTCGAAGAGTAGAACGTTTTCCATTCTGCCCCATTCGCCGTTTTCTGTAACGTATGCTGATACTGCGATGTCGTAGGTTCTATCAAACTTTAGCATCATTTTTATCACCGTCCCATTGGTAGCTTGTATAGATGACGTAATATGCTGGGATTGTGTCGGTGACGTGCACTTCTGCACGTTCATCGATTGTGAGTGCTAGCTCAACCATTTCGTTGAATGACAGTTCCATTACTCTTCCTCTTCTTCGAAGTACTCAGGATAGGTGACTTTGAGGTGTTCTTGAATTTCTTCTCGTGACGCTTCGTTCACGATTAGACGGATGAGTTGTGCGTCATCTCTTAGCGTGTACCAGCCGATGTAACTGCTGTCACCTAAGCGTTTGATTCTGTCTTCTAGAAATTGAAGTGTGATGTCCATTAGATCAACTCCTCTTCAATGATTGGCGCTGTTGGCATGTATCGCACATAGACTGTCCACAGTTTCTTGTCTGGATGGTCGATGGCTAGGTTGTTGCCGCCTCGTAACGCTAGTTCAATGTCTGCGAATCGGTCTTTGATTCGGTACATTGTGGCTGAGTGGCTGACTTGTTCTGGATATTCAGCCCATTTGCCTGGGTGTTGGTAAAGTTCTTCGATGAAGGTTGTGAACTTTTCCATTGTTTGTCTGCGTCCGTCTGATGCTCGGACTACTGAGTCTTCTACGAATTTGATTTTCATGGTTTACTCGGTGTCGCTTTCTTCTAGCAGGGTTGGGGTTTCGTGTAGTTCTTCGAACCATTCGATTAGTTCGTCGTATGTGATGATGTCTTGCACATATTGGCGAACTTTTGATAGTAGTGCTTCGTTTTCGTAGATTGTTGCGTCTGAGATTGCGTAAACATCGCAGAGGTCGTCTACTATTTCTTCGAGTTTAAGATGGAACTCGAAATCGTCTTCGTTTAGTGCCATGTGTATCTTTCCTTAGGGTTGGTTGTGGGGGGGGGCCACTGTTTGTGACCCCCCATCATTTTTAGAGCCAGGCGTATTGGTTTACTGTAGTTAGAGGCTTGTCTGCTCTGCTACCGTAAATTACTTCGTCTGGGTTTTCGTTACCGATTTCGTA